TTCGGGTATTTGGTAATTAACCCTCGGACCAAGGTTTTTTTGCATTTCCTTAGCCTCACGGGTCTGTTGAAGGCCCTTAACGCCTTGAAAAATTGCCGACCCGGCTGAAAGTCCTAATCCTATTGCCGCTAATGGAATCATAATTCGCAAATTTAAGATAAAACACCCTTAATTGCAACAGAGAAAAGAATAGACGACTGATCCGCCAGTGACGGGTCAAAGTAAAGGTTGTGAGTCAAGGCATTTGCCCTCATGTCTTCACCGTTTAACATCGCTCTATCGCTGTTGTACCAAAATCCGTTTATGCCAAAACTACTAGGCTCCTGATCAGCAAGCACGATTAATGTGTTGTCGTCCGGAATACTGTAAGTAGCTGATGAAACATCCCCTGAAAATATAGTCCCGTCGTTTTGTATGATGGTTATATTTTGTGTAAACAAGTCCTGTTGGTCCCCAGGAACAACCCAGCCATTAACCGGGAAACCGTTTGGCGGATCGTAATTACTTGTTATTGTAGTACCCGTGTTAAAGAACCTTGGGTCATACAAATTCTTTCTGTAGTAAACACTGCCGTACCCCTCATAGGTATTTATAATGTTTGATGGCATTAAGGTTTTCATGCCAAGCGGGTAACTTCTGTTTGGATCTGATGAAGCCTCAATAGAAAATATATTATCAGAAATAAGACTTATGTCCTGGTATCTCTTGACGGCTAATGGGTTTTCATTTGATACAAACGATACCTTTTGAATGAATGGCTGACCGTGGAAATCCCAGCTTCCGTATTGGTTGTGAAGGTACATTTGATTGTTCCTGTCCCATCCAACTAGGGTCTGACCAAGGTTGCAGAACTGCTGGAAGTTGTAATCGTATGTAGACCTCCAGCGCATATTCACGTAGTCAAACACAACGTGGTCGTATGTGAACCCGCTAGTCGTGTAGTAGTATGCGGGTATTAAGTATTCAGAAGCCAATGGTCCTAGACCATTTATCTGAATAGCCGTGTTGTTGGTTGGTATTGAAAAGTTAGCCGAGGTAACAACGCCGGTATAAACGGCTCCGTTTTCATGAACCACAACTATTTCAAGACCGAATAGATACTCAGCATCTACACCCTGAATCAACCAAACATCAGTATTAAGAGACGGTGGATTGAAGGCGCCGACCATAGTTCCCGTGTACTGGTCACCAAGTCTGAACGCAAAGCCAACCTCCCCAACCGTTTCGTTCACGTAAGTTCTAACTACCGGTCTGTTTGTTGAATTGTACGAAGCGGCAAGTTCCTTGGTCTTTGTTCTGAACTTGTAATCCTTTTCCGTGCCGGGGTCTATCTCACTCACAACTATTTGCCCGTTAGCACCGGAGTACACAAACACCCCGGCCTTGTTGTCAAAGTACATCGTTGTACCGTCGGGCAGTATTGCGTTTGCCCCCGCGTCCGAACAACCAAACAATGTCTTGTAGTCGAACCAAGACGCAAAGGTTTTACTAGAAACACGAACGGTTGAATCCGAGCCAACCTCATTGGGGTAGAATTGGATGTAAATAGAGTTCTCCTTCCTTGGCTGAAGACACTTGAGAGTTTTACCCTCACGTCCCGACATATAAGTTCTAACAACAGGACCGAACAGTGCGTTCATGTCCTCGATGTTATCGTTCAACAAAGAGAAAGAAGACAAACCGTTTATCTGGGTTCCTACGATAAATGAATCAGAGTGAATAGCCGTTGCCTGGCGGTGAGTCATCTTAGCATTAGGATCCTCAATCCTTGTTCTTCCGGTTTCGTGTATGTTGCTTGGCCAGTAGTCTGAGTAGTTTGGATCCTCAATAAAATAATAAGCCTGAGCCGATTCTGCGGCCATACCTGTCTGATAGTTTCTTTGCTTTACATACACATCCCCGTAGCCTAAAGCGAATGTGGCTGGGGTAGAAGAGATTAAATCATTAACTGCTTGATATTGGTTTGTTTCAGCAGCAAATGGGTCACTGTCTATTGTGACGTAAGCCATGCTAGATGTGGCGGCAAATCCAAACGCAAGTCTAGTCTGATTTGAAGACTGCTGGTAGGAAGCTGAATTAACTACTGCGCTAACCGAGTTGGTGGTACCGTTTAAATTGTGTATTGTAACAGAATACGTATTTCCTTCTAGGAATGTATAATCCCCATTCATGTAGAAGAAATAAGGGCCATTACCTGTTATATACACATAGTACAAAGGCGGCGCTCCGTGCGCTCTATCTTCCGTGTGTGGGTTTCTTATGTCTATGGCCTCGCTTACATCTTTCCAAGTAGATACAAACAAGTTTCCTGTATCATCTACCGAAGGTGTTGGCGTGTATATTTCTATCAGTTGACCAAACAGCTGTCCGTCAACCGAGTCTAATCCAGCCTGCGTCTCTATGAGGCTTGTGTCAAATATGTTTGTATAAACTATTTGGCGTTGCTGTTCACCTCCCACCGGATCATACCCGACAACATCTAGTTCAAGATACGGCAAGTAGGCAACCTGGTCGGCAGTTGTTGCCGGTCCGTCCAGTCTTCTTCTTATGAATCTTATCTTGTCTCCAATTTTAATCTCATGGGCTATTGACGCTCCAATGTTCTGATTTACATAGTACTTATCTATGTTTATTATGTATCTGTTGTTGGTTACCGTGTCTAAATATATTGAAGAAACGTATCCGCTTCCACCAACATTACCAATCAAACTAATGTCATTTGCGTTGGTTGTGTACTGACCAAAACTAGAAATTTCAGTTGCCGGCTTTGCTACTATCCAATACCTGTCAGCCCATACCGGAGGTATGTGGTCTATAGTAAATCTTGCATTTACCGTAAATGGATTGTCGGCATTGCTAAGTCCAGTCCTGTCCAAATCATAAAACCAGGGAACGAATAGATTCATGGAATCTACCGTGTAAACAGTACCGTCCCTATACGCCCTGTCTCCATACACAATACCAAATTCATGGGTGGCTCCTACTTTCAGAGATGGAGCGGAAAGCGTTTGCCTGTATGATCTTACCCTTGGATTAAAAACCCCATCTGGATTAGGACCCGCCGTAAAAGTATACCTAACAGCATTACCTAATGCAACTGCCGATGACACAGGGGTGTAGCCCAATTGAGACATGAAAGAGTTACATATGATATTCATTATCGCTATGTTCCAATCCATTGGAGTAGCCCCCGCTGCTAATGCCGCGTCAATATCTGCTTGAGTTATCTGATAAACAAATATACCAATTGAAGCGCTAGTTGGCGCTGGACCTTGAAGCACCAAACCGGCAGAAAACGGAAACACATCGTTTGCGTTAAAATCATCAGTGTCTGTTGTTATTGATGAAGACGCAAGGCTGTATGTAATATCAAGATCAATTGCTGCAAATGGGTTCCAGTTTATTTCGTTTAACTGATAGCCAACCCCAACGTCAAGGATAAAAGGCTCCTCTGTGGGTTTGTCGTACCCCTCCCTGAAGTTAGTGTACACTATCTGGCTCGTGGGAAGGTACTCTTGACAGCTTGCGGTTATCGGTAGTCGATCGTAGTTCTTAAATACGTCTACAGCCGGAGTCGTGGCAACCCCTCCGTAAAACGAAACAGTCCAAATAGTATTGTTTGGTATTACGTCTTGGTCCTTGTCTAACTGAAGAAATACCCCAAACGGAGGCTCTGTTCCAAAATCTTCCTTGTCATATTGCTGTACAGCGATATTAAACTTTCTTATGATCTGGGGACCTGTCTCAAACTGTATGTTGATTCCGTTACTGTTGTTTGGATAAAGCCAATTGGTTCCAGGTATCAATTCAGACTGCTGAGGCAATTCTAAATTAGAATACATCGACCACACTCCAGCCTCCCCGTTCTCGTAAATAGGCTGAATAATAAACTTGAACAGCTTGTTGCGGAGTTTGTTATCTTGTCTTGTAGGATCTGTAAAATAGGCTACGCGAGGCGGGTCCATCGGCCACTTTATCGCATCAATTGTTTGAAGCGTAATTCCTCCAGTATAAAAACCATCAAGAAACTTTTGTATGTTTATCTGGTATGGAGGATTGAATAAGCGCGTTCCATCGGCCTCATACATCTGATTATCCCAGCGCCCGTCAGTCCACTTCAAAATATCATCAATGACGTTTGCGTGATAGATAGGGAATTCTCGGCTGAAGTTAAGTGCAGTAGCGCCAAACAAAAGATTGTGAGACTGCGTATCAATGTAGTACAGCCATATCTCATGAAGTCCGGTGGCCTTAAAAACAAAGTAAACAATCGCGTTTTGCTTTTGCCAAATGGTCGCACCCATTATCTGATCTTGAATCGAAATGAAGGGATTGGGAATTAATAATGTGCCATCGGAAGTTTCTACGGCATATGCGTTACCAGAATTATATCCAAGTCTACAATACGAGAAATCTCTATAATCTCCCTTAGGCACACCCTGAGGTGTGTCGTCGGTGTTTATACCGCCGGTAAATGCTATGACTTCGTTAAACTCCATTATCCTAAATTAAATTCTGATGCCTGTGCAAGTGCGTCAATCATTTCACTCAATCGTGGGGCCTTAATCAAAAGGTTTGCGCTCCATTGAGCTGCCTCGTATTGCATCTGCAATTCTTTGTACTTGGCCTTGTCCTCGCTGCCTCCTTTGTGAAAACAGTATTCGCTCATCAAATACAAACGAAACGGCTCGGCATACCCTGTATCAATCAAGGTGTTTTCATTTACCTCCGAACCATTTGAGAAATACTCTATAATCAATTGACCGTCGGGTATGTTTTGGTCAAATATAATATTGTTACCATCTATGCGGTAGTAGTTCACGTTACGTCCGCCGCCTAGCGTGTAGTTAGGTTGGTTGTAAAAGTATCCAAAGTAACCCGTTGGGAAAAACCCATTCAATACCACGTCATCATTCTGATCGCTTTCGCATTGAAAAAACTCTTCTGGGTAAGTCAGTGAGGTGTCTGGTGTCAAAGTCCAAATGCGACGACCTGATTTCAATCCTACCTTGGAAATCCTCATGCAGTCGCCTGGCATCGTGAATACCCGCGCACCCGTATCTATCTTGGCGTATATTGTCTTAAGGCTCACATTCCCATCGAGTGGAGCCTTCTCGCTCAAGTAATCAATAGCCACCTGAGTCATCCACGTAAGCTCACGACCTGCTGGGTTCTTACCCAAGCGGTACAGTGCGGATGTGGCGATATATTTTATATTCTTAATGGTCATGATCTAGCTGCGGTAGTTTGTGCGTCAATTGAATCATTGTTCAAGTCGTCTTGGAAACCTTGAGTTGCCAATACCTGCATACACATTTGGAAAAGCATCATTTCACCCGCGCCTGTTTCATCGCTTGGAATGATAAGCACGTCATCATCCTCCATTTGGTACACGTTAGGAACCATAGTAACCGTTACATTACCCTCTGGCTTTTTGTTGAAACGCAGCTTGTCCCTGAAAAGGATGGCCGCTGAGTTGTTTCCCCCACGCAATACATTCAATGCGCTTGATTCCGCCTTGGTCTGAACTGAATATGAGTTAAACCCAGAAGACTCGTCCTCTACGGTAAAGATTGCCATAGTCCCCGCGATTGGCTGTGGACTGAGGGTTACATAGTAACCGTTGGCATCGTTGGCCGGAGTAAATACGTATGGAACCGCCATGTCGCTTGCCTCGTAAGGATCGCGTGATACAATGTCGGCAAGGGCTAAGTTGATTACACGAGAAATAATGGAACGAGGATACAGACGACGCAAATCTTCCGGGGTATCTCCCCCAGTCAACCTGTGCTGTATTAATTCGATGACTTGACGTTTTGTGATCATACTTTACTTGGCATTTGAGTCTGAATGTTCCATTGGTTTTCGTTACCAATACCGATGTAAGTTTTAATCAAATCAGTTAGGTGGTCCACGCAGCTTTCGGGATATTCAAATTCAACGCTTGCACTTGGAGTGCCAATTGGAGCTGTAGTTGCATTCGTGTGAACAGTTCCCGGTGGTAAATATACAGGGATTCCGTTCTCAATTTGATAATCAAATACAGGCTGAATTGGCTCTCGTATGTAAGTAAAGGTTATCCGTGGCATGTACGGATAAATGAAATACCTGTCATTTCGTGTAACAAGTATTGGATCGTTTTCTTCTGGGTTGTCTACCGGGCTTGTAATCGAGTTACGCATCTTGGCGTCGAACTCGTGCTGGCTCACAAACTCAATGCTCCGGTAGTTAGTGTCATACGAGCAGTTGTTGTTGAGCTGCTCAAGGAAATTTGCGGTTGCCTGATACCAAATGTCGGAAGGAATTTCTGCGTATCCCCCACGCTCTGGTCGCCCCTGCAATACAGGCGTAAACGACATTGCTGGGTACTGAGGTGAACCTAAGGTCTTGATAAATGTCTGAAGGTCGCTAGTAATCTCTCGGTCACGTTCAAAGTTGTCTACCAGGGTGTTAAGATAACGCTGGTTAACAATCTTAATCGCCCGATTGAAGTCATCGGGTGTGATGTAGCCACCCCTCAGGTCCTTTCCAGCCCTGAAGAGAAGCTCATCATATATTTGACCGAGGTTAGTAGTCATTATAAGTTAATCTCAATTTTAATAAATGAACCCGCTGCAATTACTGCATCATCTAAAACTCCCGCTGTGTTATACGTCCTAACGGTTATCGTACTGGCAGTATCTACACTAGATGTCGCAAACCCAGCTGTTTGTAATTGTACAAACACGGCTGTCTGGGTTATAAATACTGGGGCAGCAGCAGTTATTGTGTACACGCCAACTCCAGTATTACTTATTGAAACACTCGATCCAGTTGTATTTCCAAATTCAGCTATTTGAATTGCCCCTCCAGAAAATCTCGTTCTACCAGTGTAAAATCGAGTGCCCATTTCAATTATATTCCCAGAACTATCAACAGCTAAATTGTACCTAGCAACACCCGTGATTGTACCTCCGCCATACCCGTTAAGAGTTACAGAACTATTTGGGTTTAGTGTAAAACCCGTGCTTTCTACTCCTGCGAGTTTTGTTGTAAACTTAATGTCAGAACTTTGAGCAGTAGCATCAACCCAAGTGCTTATGATTTTAGACGTAACACCAACTGATCCACCAACATTTTCGGAAGCAAACCAAATTGAACTTCCAATTCCATTCGAAGCAGCTCCAGCAGTGTTTGTTGTTGTTAAAAGAGCATTTATACCTACACCCGAAGAACCTCTATTTACGTCCAACAAAAGAGGAATGCCATCAGTCGCAATTACTTGCAATGTCCCATCATCACTTGTAATGATAAAGTCGTTTCCATTTACATCAATAGTAGTGTCGTCATCAAGAACACCTCCAAGACCAAGGTTATTACCATTTTTAGTTAACCCATTCTCTCCATCAAATATCGCTAAAGCATCTACCTGATCCAACTGAAGCTGAACATTAATTGCTGTTAAAAAGTTATGGCCTGTGTTATCAGCCGGAATATCAATTGCATCTGGAGTAACTCCAGGAGCATAATATTCTACCCAAACAGCATTTCCAGCCTCGTTATCAGTACAGCGATAGAGAATACCTGTGTTAAAGTCCTGCCATAGTGCGCCAATTTCAACGCCCAATGTCTCATCCTCTTCATCAGCGGGAATACCATCAAACAGCCGAAATTGAAATGAAGCAATTAAACTTTCGATAACCGAAACCCCAGAGTTGTTCGATACCCAGTAATAAGTCTCATCATCACAACAAGCGCATTCGCATCCAGAAGCGTCAAGTTGAGCCTGAAGATGAGCAATTGCATCCCTGTATTTATCCAGTTCGCCACAAGACTTATAGTTCATTGCCTCAATGTAATACATTAAAACATTGTCTACAAATACTTGGTACTTAGAGATTCTGTTACGAACAAGTTCCGCTTGATGAGCAGCTCGAAGGTTCTCGATACAAGGAACAAGCCCGCAAAGGCTTCCCGCACAACTTACTTGAAACTCTTTAATGACTGATCTTGAGTAAAGAACAATAAGACCACTTGTTTGAGTTTGTTGGATTTGTTGGGTCAACGAAACCGTATACGTACCTGTTGCAAGTGGGGTTTCCACGCCTGGAGCGCTAGGATATGGAAGTGAAGTAACTACCACATTCCCAGGGAACGTTGGACTAAGAGTAGCCCAAGATGGATAGTTGATTGTACAGTTCAAACTCGCCACCACTTCATTAGCAGCAAGAGGAGTCGTATTCGCAACAGCCCATGTTCCGCTGTCCCCTACTTCGCAATCATATATAAAACTAACATCTGCATTTACTTGAGTGCATCCTGCGTAAGAAAAGACCCTAGAAAATTGCACATTCGTTATATCAAACGCAAATCCCGTAAATAAAGGAGACGAAATAGGAGTAGATGTTACTATGTTTATGTTGGGATCCGTAAACTCAATGGACTCAATGATAACATCAAATTGAGCTGGCGCTCCTAAAACAAGATTTATGTCGTCACCGGGTTCCAAGAAATCAACAAGCCAAGGTGTGCTTCCGTCAACGACCATAACATTTGCCGTTGGAATGGTAACAATGCTAAGTGGAGTAGCCGAAGTGTTTAATCTAAGGCTGTACTGAAAAGTGTAAACACCATTTGCCACATTTCCATTAAGGTCAAGTGGCAAATCAAAAGTATAAGTAGGAACCCCATCATCGACAAAATTCCAGTTCTGAAGGTCGATCATGGGAGTTCCAACAGTATTCAAATTGACGATAATATCGCCATTAAAAGTGACAACACCTAATCCTTTTGCCTCCGTAAGAAGAAGGTTAACTCCAAGACCAGCATAGTCGGTCGAATCTACAATAATACCTCGCGGCTGTAACGCACCCGTAACTGGGTTGGTGTACGTTAAGTCAAACGAAAAGGATACGGTGCTAATCATCTTTTTATAGTTTTCTTAATTTACCTAATAATTCTTCATTTACCTTGAGGTGGTCAATCAGAGCAAATGCAGCCTCGCTACCCGTCTGTGCTGATTCAAAGAATGGTGATTTCAACCACTTTGTTCCATCGCCTCTACGGTCGCGAATATACCACATTCCGTCCTCATTTTTGATAAAATTCTCACTTATCAGTCGGTTAACTAATTCGTGGATAGACTCTCCCTCTGGAGCCTTTGCTTGTTGAGGTTTAGATGAACCGAGGATTTCGAACGCGTTCTTCCTGAAAGTTTCGCTTCCGCTTCTGATTGCGTCATGAAGCATTACGCGAGTTTCGTCTTCAGTGAACAAAGGCTTCATACCCAAGCCTTCTACGGCCTTTAGAATGGTATTGTAATCAGTATCGAAATAAATGAGGTTCTCAAGATCGCGAGCAGCTCTTGCTGCGCCAATCTTAGTCTTAGCCTCAACATCCTTCTTCTCGTATTCGTATTTTACACCATACGATTTTTGCAAAGACTTATTTCCGTCTACAACTGGGCAAATGTAGTGCACGTAGAAAAGAAGGTCTTTTTGATGTGGCTGAATTGTAAATCCATCCCCTATTTGAATTCTTGAATTTTGATACCTAAAAGAACCACTAATATTACTTGGTGCTGAAGTGGTATACATTAAGGTGTATTCTGAATCCGTTTCCTGGTCGTAAAAATTACCCCTTGATTTAATTGATGTGGCTCCGGGGGTACTGATCATTAATATTGGTTCAGCATCTGTATTGTTTGTTGGAACCTTGTAAGTTTTCAATTTATGTTCATCTTTAACACGCAAAACGACTGGGCGTTTTTCAGTGAAAAAATACGGAAATTCATTTCTTAATTCCTGCTCTGCCCATTCCGGAACATCTACAGGAGAGTTGTTGCTTAGATCAAATAACATATCGTTTTATTTTTTGTTTGTGAAAAATAGGGAGAGGTTTCCCCCTCCCCATTTTGAATTTACTAAGATTAGAAAGTGAACAGACCGTACTTGTTAGAGTTTACAAACTTGTAAGCTACTTCAGATACGATGTGAACACCAAGCTGCCAGATGTCGGTCTTGTTAGCTGCTGCACGACCACCTGTTTGCCACATGTTCATGAATGCACCTGGCTTGTGGCATACGCGGATGTACTTACCCATGTTACCCATACCGTCGTCAACACCTCCATTGGTACTCAATGGAATGAAGAACGCGTAGTTTTTCCAAGCATTAACAGTTGCGTCAGCACCAACACCAAACATAGTTGGGTTGTCGAAGATTCCCATACGAACAAATCCGAAGTTCTTGTTATTGAACACCAAATTGTTGAATGAGAAGGTCTTGCTCATCAAGTCAGCATAAGCACCCTCACCCCAGAATGTCTTCTCCATCTGAATCTTATTAACACTTACGTTAAAGTTCAAAGGGTTAATGTTCGCGTTACCTGGTTGGTCAATTCCAAACAAGTTTTGTTCCATCAAAGCCTGCATATAACCACTAGCCCAAACCATGTAGTTCTTTACAGAACCATCCTGTGAGGTCAAAGCGGCTTCCATTGTGTAGAAATCACTAGCGTCAGGAGTACCTCCAGTTGGAACAACTGTAGTTAGACCACCACCGTTGCTACCGGACTGATTAGTACGGATTGCATTCTCCAAACCTTGAGTAGTCTGGAAAGAGGTAGAAGCAATGTTAGGGTTAGTAGTAGCAGCACCAGTAAAGAACGTGTTTACAAGAGCAACTTGGTGTTCACGCTGCAAGTAGATGATGTCGCGTGAGTTAGAGTATGGAGTCTGAACTCCGTTCTCCAACTGTGAGTACCAAAGTTGGTTATAAAGCGCCTCTGAACTAGAAGTGGTATCGTTACGGAAAGTCTGCAAGAAAGAAGTCTTAACCGTGTCGAATGTGAACTTAGAAGGATACGAGCCTCCGTTTTCAGGAGCCGAGTTACCAACGTAGTACATCAATCCGTTAGGAGCAGCTGAACCAGCTGTAACCAAAGGAACCATTGTAAGGATAAGGGCGGTAACGTCTTTAGCTGTAATCTGATACAACTCACCAGTGACTGCTGATTTCCAAATGTCACCTACGTTAGGCCAAGAGTAAGCAACACCACCAACTGCTGGTATAGTCTGTGCACCACCACTCATAGTTACCGTGTATGGACCAGGAGCTGCGCCAGCACCAGTTACGGTAATTGGAGCCTCCATACGAGTCAATTCAAACCAACGAACACGTGGGTTCTTCGCGATTTCGCGGTTACCTACTGCGTTCATGATTTGGTTCATCGCATCGAAATACTCATCACCAAAGGGAAGATATGCTACTGCATCGAAGTCTTCCATGATAGCATCCCAGTTATTCTGGATGCCACCGAATGTCATGCCGCCATTATTCGCTGTGCCTATCGACAACGGATTAATAGTGGGACTCTGTACAAATGCCATTGTATTAAATTTTTTTAATGGTTAATTATGATTTTAATGCCTGCGATGGGAAAGGAATTCCGCGCTCCATGAGATCTCTTTGAGCAGGGCTTAATCCCTTCGTATCAGCAGACGTTTTGCCTACACGGTTCGGCGTTTTAGCCTGACCATTGTAGACTTCTTTTACCACCTTTTTTTCGGTTTGAGCCATAAGTGACTTGGCTATTTGAACTCCTAGATCCCCAGACTGAACCTTATGAATGAGGATTTGGTTCGTTAACCATTCACGTACCGCTTGTTTACCTTCCTTTGTGGTAGTATCAAAGGCTTGACCTAAATAACCTGCATACTGCGACTTCAAAATCGAATCGACCTCTTCGTTTGAAACTTGTAACGAAACTTCCGTATCGCCGAATTTGTAGGGGACCTCCTTTAGCTGCTTGGCGTAGGTCTCTGCCTCGGCAAGTGCTATAGACTGTCTTTCCGCAATCTGTCTTTCTGTTTGGCTCTTTAGCTCTTTTGCAAAGGTAAAGGGATTTTTAACTGTTTCGACATCTTTTTTAGTCTTTTCAATCATTTCAATCGCGTCGATTGCATCAGACTTTAAAAGAGCCGTAGCGTAATATTCGCCTTCACCTAAGTTATATTTTTCACGAACGGCCTCCTCAATAGTTGACTGGCCAAGTCGCTTGAATTTATCTGGGTTCTTTAACGCCTCAGCAAGGACCAGTGCCTTGAGGGGGTCTTCCATCAAACTGTCCGGATTAGAAGAAACGATTTGATTGGCTATAGAAGAATTAATACCCTTCTTGCCAAAAGCAACCATTGTTCTTGCCTCTTCCACGCCACCAAATGGGTCGTCGGCTTCTTGCAAGAGAGCAAGTCCGTCTTCAATTTCTTTTTGCTTTTGGCTTAACTCTTCTGCAAGACCCTTGTATGAACGCAGTTGTTCATACTCACTTTTAAAAGAGTCTTCGTTTTCGTATCCATATGCAGCAAACCAAGGACTGTCCTGTGGCGCTACTTCTTCATTAACCTGTTCGGTTTCTTGATTGGTTACTTGTTCGTTCACCAATTCTTCTTGATTGTTCAATTCGTTGTTTTCCATATGTTTTATACTCTACCTGTTATTTCGTTTCCGTATTGTGCCTCAAGAGTTGCTTCAAGCTGTATTTGTTCTAGAATCTGTTTTCCTTTCAATAACTGAACTTGATAGTTTGCATCAGCCTTAATCCTAGCCATCTCCTGTTCCTTCATAAGTTCCATGTTGGCCATCTCACGCTGCTTCATGATTTCAATCTCAGCAAGTTGCATTGCAGTTTGACGCTTGGCTTCTTCAGCCATCATAGCAGATTGCTGCTGTCCTTCAATGGTCTGCTGCATCATCATCTGAGCGTGTTGCTCCTCGCGTTGGCGAGCCTCCGTCTCTTCGGTAGCCATAAACCAAAGTGCCTCATCCACATCCCCATTCTTCAACAGTTGAGCTACACGCTCTACACTTGAAGGACTTAACAGAACGGCGCCGTCCTTGGTTGGCATCTGAGACATCTGCATAGCACGTTGAAGAATGGCACTCTTTTCCTTCTCGTTTGGAAGAACCTTGCAGGTAATTGCTAGTTGATCTAATGACAAACCTTCGATGTCGTCCAAGGAGTTAATCATGGTTTCGCCAATAATACTTTCATAAAACTCGCGAATCTTGGGGTCGTATTCAATATCTATACGTGCCTGGTGAATTATTCTCTCACCAAGTTTCTGTTTAAACTGACGCTCCGACTCACGTAGTGGCCAGTTGGCGTGGTTACCAGCAATGTAATCGGCCTCCATTACACCAACCAATCGTTCTGCTGACTGATCAGGACTTGCAGCCATCGCATCCGGAATGCCCATCAAGTCCTTAATCATCATTTGAAGATTGGCAATTTGAGAAAGCCACTCCTGACCCTGTGGGCCAAGACCGTTATCCATTTCTGACAATGGCTGAGACACATACTTACCTGTTGCTGCGTTGAACTTAGTGGCAACAATCTGAATACCGTTTTGACGGTGGATGTGCATGAGGTCGAACAGGTCGTACTCTACACCTCCAATCTTGATGTTGGCGGCTTCACCAACGTCAATTCTATATCCCTTCGGTGCAGCAGCCCATACCGCTGCACGTAACTTCAATACCGCGAACATCAAGTCATCGAGCAATCCTTTCACGCTACGCGTAGGAGATTGGCCGTTGATGCGATGAATAACATACGAACTCATTGGAGACAGGCCCTTCTGCATTTGGTTGGGTTTCTTTTTCCAGTCGTAAATCTTATCTTGTCCAGTGCCGGAAATAATGTAAGCGCCCTCATACCAGTAGTTACAGCTAACCTCTTCGTATGTGTCGCTAGGGTTCTTTTTCTTCTCGTCTACCGGCTTGTTGTTACGGATATAACTTCCGTATCCCTGCTTATTTGTGCGCTCCACGTACTGCTTGTAGTCTGTGGACAGGTACTCAAACTTCAAGACGTATACCTTGAAGTCCATCCAAACCCAGCGGTTTGTGGTCGAGTCCTTGCGTTCAAACGCCCACTGTGGAATCGTAGATACACTTGTTTGGTAAGGAACATAAGACTTAGCCATGGCCTGTATTTGAGCCTCAGTAAAACCAGCATCAATCAACTTGTCGTAAATAGACTGCACGGTCTCGGCCTCGATATGGCCAATTGCCACAGGCTCATCCTGGTTGTCCTCATTCCAAAGCATGACCATTCGAGCGGGGTCAATATATTGAAACTTAACCTGCCCAGTCATAGGGTCATTGTAAATCTTAGCTGCACGGAAGTGAAAGTCAATCGCGTCACGGTTAAACTCCATGCGCTGACCAGCCCAATTTGAAGCTCTAAAACCAGACTCGGCTAATTTTTCCAAAGCAACCTCATACTTGCTCTTAAAAAAACCAAGACGATCCGCCATCTCTAGCATTGTCTCGTCTTTAGGAACGAAAGGTAACTTGAACTCCGGAAGACCTAACTGTCTTGCTAATGGATTCGTGTAATTCGCTTTAGCGTACAAATCATATTTTTGACGCTTCTTTTTATTGATGATGTTTTTATCAAGAGAAACACAATCAAGTTTATAATCATTATCCGCAAGAATTGATAGAAGAACATTCGATAATTTTCTCATGGGCGAGAAGATGTCATAGCTAACATTAGCCATTGCTTTCCTCTGCGCTTTACTTAAGCCCTTGTTTCCTGAATTTGACTCGTTCTGATTTACCCCCTTTGATCCAATAGGGGATCCATTGGTAAACCAATTCTTGTACTTCTCCTGCGACTGATTACCAGCCCCGTAGTTTCTAACCTCCTGCATCTCAGGGATTTGCGTGTACGTGAAGTATGTACCACCAGAACAAAAACGAGTATAAAGCGCTCTCGCACAACGTAATCCAAACTCCGGCTTTAACTTATCAACTTCAGGTATGTTGTCATTTGGAAACAACATACTACCAAGTATCTGTGGTAATATCATATCTTACAAATTTAGTTTACCAGCACAAATGTAGTAAATTTTTTATTAAATAGCTGAAAACAATCATTCTACATCAAACATTGCAAAGCCCCCCTTTATCTCTATTGGCTGATATACCTCCTTGTAAAGGTCTGGCATTCTGCTTTTTATAGCCCTCATGCACCACCCTGTAGCGGCACACAAGTCATGGTTTGTCAAGTCATCTAATCCCCTCATCTGACTCCACTCCTCAATTATCTCCCATATTTTTACGTACCTAACATTATTGTTAAAGAACGTCATAATATCTCCAGCCATTTCGTTTTTCTCTGCCTCACCCGCCCAGACTCCTGGCCTTGCGTCCTGCTTTCCATCAGACCCCAAATCTTTTAAAAGGTAACCATCAAAACCATTATCCCTAAAATATTCTACAAGGGCCTCCCCATCGGGCCACTCTGGGTAAACGTAGGCCCCAAGGAATACAGCTGCCTTCAACCACTCCTCGTGGTACTCTGCCTTGTCTTCAGTCTGTCTGTTGTAAGTAAGAATCCAGTCATTGCTAACCCATTCGCTTCTTGGTTTGTTGTCTGGATCTATCTGACTATCTCGTTTGTAGAAAACCGCCGCTGCCGCATTTGATTTCTTTTTACCTACCGTGTTTCTCTTGTGGAACTTTACCGGGTCACAGCAAAGAAAGTACTTGTTCATCACCGACGGATCGGGAGCATAAATAGGCCCACGCTCCTTTGGTGGTATATAACCCTCCTCCATTGTAACTACTGTTCTCCTATTTCTCTGATCTTGCGGAGGTAGATAACTCATGGTCCAGCTTCCCTTGGGGTCGTTCTCAACATATACGTCTCCTCCAAACTTATCGCCAGCCCATTTAAAATTAATCTTCGTCGTAATTGGTGTTCGTAGAAATTTAAGTTCCGATATGCGGTCACGCATTTTCTCGATGGGCATACCCATGTCCTTAGGGATTACAGCAAATGCCTGCTTCCAGGTCATTGGGAAGTTCTGCTGCAACTTGATGAGCTTCTGCCACTCACGCTTGCGCTCGAAGTAATCCGCTTGGTTTAAAAGATACGACTTGGCCCCTTTAGTAATCCACTTGCCTTCATTGGACATTACAGGTTCTTTGGGGTCGTCAATAATGCTTGCCCCATACTCGTCAATGTAACCCTCAACGGCGTAGTAACCTGGAAGGAAAAAGTTTATGAGTCCTGATGGAGTTGTTCCGTTCTCGTTGCGATCGGAGAAGTGTGAGTCATTAGCGATGTCAAAGAACTGCGCTCCACCCCCTGTATCCATGTCACCTACAGTAGACGGCATGATGCAAAACCCACGAATATTTTCACCTCGCTCGATGGCGGGCTTCATCGTGTTATACCACCACGTCGGGATGTTTTGGTCAGCTGCCTTCGCGTCCGTCTTCTTCGCTGGCTCGTCACGGTATACAAATGCGATTTCTGCCTCACCATCCGCCGCCTTTTCAGACGACGATAATGGCGTGATGAAGCACTCCATCTGTTCAGGAATAATCCCCGCCCTTGCAGCTGATGCGATTGATCCTTCGTATTGAAAACGTAACCCCTCCTTGGCCTCAATCCTTCCCCGGTAGTGTGGTCGGAAGAAAAACGGAAGTTTACTTACGGGAGTTTGTATCTGCTTGATAAATATCTTATTAACCGCCTGGTCCTCATTCATTGCTTGAATGATAAAGGTCTGGTCAGGCATATTGAGTGTCCCCCATGTGCAGAAACAACAAGCGATTGCAGTCTTGGCTATACGACGTCCCGATACAAAGTTGATTCCGTGTACTGTCCGTTTTCCCCTGCCTACGGTTACGTTTACGTTTGGCTCGACGTAATACTCAAACCCTTGCTCGTTCATATCGTCAACGACACTTTTTACTTCTTGGTTTGAATACTTAGTCTTTACAATGCCGTCTTCCCGATACAGGATCTTGTGTTTGTAGAACGCATCCTCTGTGGTGTACGCGTACATGAACAGATGGAACATCTTGCGTTGGTAGTCGCGGTAGTCTGGACGGTTGTTGTTCTTGCCAAAGTTCTTTACCGTCCAAAAGTTTAGGAAGAAGTAGTTGGCTCCGTTTAAGTATACAGGTTTCCCTTTAATGAAACACCAATAACCAACATACCTACGTTTAATCTGAAGTTTGATCCACTCAATCTCCATAGCGTAGTACTTCTGATTGGACTCTATTTCCTCGTATATGTCCTCAAGTCTTACGTCGCCCATCTCCTTGTACTTGGACTTATTGGCTATGTGTTTTTTATTGAACACAACCTCGTAGATGAGCTTTATCTTCTCTGGAACCTCTTGGTATGAAAATTTTTGTTCCCTTGGATCTAATCCATGTCCGTCCACATACGTAAGCGCCTCCTCCCTTGTTACCTCTCGCTTTAGATGGCGAGAATACCACTCTTCAAGACGAGGAAGTGGGATACGGATCGTATCCAACTCGTCGTCGTCCTCATGGAACGAAACATATTTGTCCTCCTCCTCGTATTCGTACTTCATGGTATAATACTTTATGGTATAATCTCCGGGAATATTTCTTTCTTCTCACGCCATATTCTGGAGTAGTGTTCTGGCTGTATCCCTAAATTCTCTGCGCGAACTGAAAACGTGATTGCCTTTTGTAAAGTTATACTCACTTCATCATTCATGATTCGACTACGAGCATCTACAAGTGTTTGCCTCCAACTCTCAAGACCTGCCTGAAAATTCTTGTCATCATTAGACCTGTCTACAGGCTGAGTCAAAAGCGCTCTTTGCAATGCCGATATCCGTATATCCGCTGTACTCATGATTGAGTAATCCTCCGAGCATTGCAGGCGTGTGAAGACGATGTAACGCTCCACCGCCCAGTCCACATTCATCATGCAGAGCTGGGCGTACCCGTTATCTGGATCCGTGTCATCAACCATGATGTTCAGTTTGTTCAAGGTATATCGTTTGCGCTGGTTGATGTCCGGATACGCATCTTTAACGGGAGTACCTGGAGCGAACATATATATGAGATAGCGTACAATCTTGTCAGCGCTAACCCCTTCGGGAAGGTCGTCAGACCTATCGAGAATATGGGCTTGGCTGGCCAGGTCCGAGAAGCGGTATGCTACCGACTCGTCATCCGGGATGCCTTCAATGTTGTACGATATTTTACTAAAATCTAATTTTATCATCTTTCGTATGCCATTATCACGCGTGGTTGAAAACGAACATATTCTGTGGTTTTAGCAAGCGTTGGATCAAGTTTGGTTGTGAATACGTTCCTTACACAAACAACGTCTCCTTTTTTTACATCAGTATTAGTCCAAATATCTGGGCTTGCGTATCTTGGCGTTCTAGCGTTTGGCACAACAACTTCAACTCTATGAATATCATTGTCTACCATGTGTATTGAACCAATCTTTCTTTCGTTTCCAAGCAGCTTGCCTATAATGTAACCATTTAAGCTAATAATTTCATCTCCCCGTTTAGCTGCGTAAATTGATTTTTTAGAGATGTTCAAATAGACTTTTCCGTCAATTATACAGCCACCCTCGCCTTCAGTAATCATTTCGCGAGTAAATGTTGCATCAAACCAAACATCATCCCCCTCAACGGCATCAAACTCACAGTCGTAATCCCATCCCTGGTAATTAAGGTCTTTTTCAGCAATCCTAATAATCTTACCCCTTCTTACTGCCTGCTTACCCTGTATATCCTCTTTATTTGGATCAGCCTCCCTATATGCCTCATTAGACATTATTTCGTACTCCTTCATTAACTGTTTGTCCTTGTACTGAGACTTCTTTAACGCCTTAACAATACCAACCATTTCATCATCATCAACATCTCTAATGTAATTTTTAACCTTGTTGACTATCTTCAGTTTTCCACCGTTAAAGTCAATTTCATCCTCGGTAAGTGAATGAAGCTGAATTATACACTCTCCATTTATGAGCCTCAGCTTCTCTAAATCAATCCCATTTAAGTTCATTTGTTCGCTAATTTTTGTTCGTAAATTTCAAGCACTTGTTTCTGTTTGTCAAAGTTCTTCTTGCCAATTGGAATCTTGTTCTTGAGTTTGTTCACGCACCGGCGCAGTGAGGAGTAACTCCCAAACACCATAACCGCATCCCAGTCGGACATTAGACCTTCTACCTTTACCGGGTCCACCTGTTCTCTTCGAATGTAGTATTCGTATACCTCTATGATTTTTAGGTAGTTATTTTTTGTCTTTGTTCTGATCATAATGCTCTTGCAATGTTTTAAAAAATGAGGACCTCTTGATTCGAGTCTCAACCTTTGTGTCTGAAATCTCTTTAAGGGTTTCAGCGTACCTCTTTATAGCCGTCTCAACCTGATCAAGATCTTCGGACGTTATTGCCGGATCACAATACAGCAATTTCCTGCGAGACTTGGTGGCCATAGGAGTAAAAATCCTCATAACCTCATATATTTCAATCTTCTCCTCAATCATCGTATTGAGAATCAAGATTGCTCTGTTCCAGTTTTGTTGGTTATTCATATACCATAACTATGTATCGCTCGTGTACAGAGTACTCTGTAACATCTTGCAGTTCAACCTTGTCAACCTTTCCTACAATGCAAATTCGCTGTCCAACTTCAAAGTCACAGAAATTTCCAACCTTAGTTATTACAGCGTCAATCTGTTTGTCGGTCCTGTTTTCTATTTCAATAAATACCCGGTGGTCGGGCGGAAATAAATTACTCATGCTGCAAATATACAGAAAAACAACATAGTGTCAAGTTCTTGCTTGAAAATAAGATTAAACAACGTAAATTTGCGCTATGTTTATCGTTTCTATCGCACTTACAATATTCTGTTTTGGGTTCATGATGAAAAACTCTATTTACGGCTGTGGCAAGCGAACCTACAAGACTCGTAAGGAGGCTCAGGAACATTGTGACTATGATCAGCAGGTTTATATGTGCTGGGACTGTGAAACGTGGCACATAAAAAATAATGAAGAAAATCCTTGACAACCTTGCGTGGTTGTTTTATGTTTGCTGAAATATTCCGCCCCCGTTTGCTAAAGAACCACAGCAACCGGGGGTTGGAAGGTGGTTACAAATACTAACCAACTCAAAAGCTCGCAAAGTGGTTCTTGCGAGCTTTTTTTTATCTTATGAATACAGGACAAATTGTTAAAGGGAAGCGCAAGCATGACTTTGCTATTATCCCGAACGAAATCTCGCAGTCTAAGGATTTGACAATGGAAGAGAAGGGTATGCTTTGCTTTCTTCTTTCCCTTCCGGAGAATTGGGTTCTTTACAAAAAGAATCTTTATAATCAGATGCCAGATGCAAAAAACGCAGTAGACAGGGTGTTTAAGTCCCTGCAAGAGAAGGGGTACATCTTGAGTTGCCGTCAAATAGATTCAAGCACCAACAGGATGGTGGGATGGAACCATATTGTATATGACGCCCCTCAGCTTTCCCGACATGCGGATTTCCCGATGTCGGGATTTCCCGATGTCGGGGATTTCCGTGAATCGGAAAACCTCGATATATATAAAGAAACAAATACAAACAAAGAAACAATAATATACAAATACGCATTTGAGGATTTTTGGCAAGCATACAACAAGAAGGTGGATAAGAAACAGACCTTAACTGCATGGAACAAACTCTCTGCTGAGGAACGCGTATTAGCGGTTGAAGGCATGGGTAACCATAAATCGGGTCGCGAAGCCAAGTATTGGAAGGACCCGGTAAGATATCTTCGCGACAGGAGATGGGAAGACGAAACACAAACAAAAACAATAAAACAAACACCTATTCAAGATGACAACAACACATGGTAAGATTTCAATCTACAAAGACTTCAACGACCTGCAAGGACACCAAATTACTGTGCTGGGCGCACTTGAACGAATTCGGACTGGAAAGTCAAAGGACCTTGTACAAAAGGCGAGGGAAGCCAAGACCAAGAAAGAGGCGGATGATTTAAAAAAGAAACTTCCAGCAGTTTGCTTCAGTGGGCTTTTTAACAAACGAAAGGACTCTGAGCTTGTCGAACACTCAGGATACATCGTGCTTGATTTCGATAATGTCCCAAATATCACCCAAAAGAGAAATGAATTGTGCGCTATAAGACACATTACCGCAGTTTGGATATCACCTTCGGGAAATGGTGTAAAGGCTTTGGTGCAAATTGAGTGGAAAACCAAACATAAAGAGCATTTTGATGCACTAATGGTGGAAATGCCCGACATCGACAAGACAGGACGTAATGTTTCCCGTTTATGCTTTGAGTCATACGATCCAGAATTGTACTATAATCCGAATGCAGAGGTCTACTCAAAGTTGCCTGTGAAAAAAGAAGATAGAAGGTTGCCAAAGCAGACTGCTACAGAAACGATTAGCGATGACGACAAGATATTCCAAAACCTCTTGACGTGGATGACTTCCAAGGGTGACGCGTTCCGTGAGGGTGAGAGAAATCACTTTGTGTTCAAGTTAGCCGCAAGTTGTTGCCGGTTTGGTATGCTTGAGGAGACCTGCTATAGTTTGATGATGACATACGTAGTTCCTGACGCTAGTTTCAGTCAGATGGAATGTCGTCAGGCTATCCGTAGCGCGTACCGGGCCAACATGAATCAATGGAATACAGCCGAGTTTACCAAGGACCAGTTGGTTAGTAAGACTAACCATGCGGAGATTAATATCGTAATCACCGCAGAAGATGCGGCGAATATTGCGGCGAATGATGTGATTTATGCAGAGGAAGTGATTGAGCAAGCCTCCGACATTTACTTACACGGATACAGAGCTGCTCAACCGTTAGGTGTTCCACTACTCGACAAACACTTCAAGCGAGTAAAGGGTGATTTAACAATTGTTTCCGGTATAGGAAACTATGGTAAGTCCTCATTCATGAAGTGGGAGATGGTATTTCGCATCGTGAAGTTCGGTGAGAAAGTTGCCATTTTTACTCCCGAAGAACTGCCAGCAGAGCAATTTTACCACGACCTGGTGGAGATTTACTTTGGAAAGGACTGCACACCCAACAACCCGAATCGTCCATCCTACGATATGTACATGAAGGTGTACAAGATGATTGGCGAACACATCTTCATGGTGTACCCCAAGAGTGTAAGTCCTACTCCCGAATACGTCAAGGAGGTATTCCTTACTCTCATTGTCAAGCACGGTGTGGAACGAGTTGTCATCGACCCGTTCAATCAGATGGCCAACGACTACACAAAGGGTGGGGGTCGCAGCGACAAGTACCTTGAGACGTTTCTGTCTGACTGCACACGATTTGCGCGAAAGAACAATGTGTACTTTGACATCGTGGTTCACCCACACAAAATGCGTAAGGGAGACGATGGTAACTACCCTTGTCCGGAGGTATTTGACCTTGCAGACGGTGCGATGTGGAACAACAAGGCCGACAACATCCTCATATATCACCGTCCGTTTGCTCAGACGGCCCCAGAAAGCCCGATCTGCGAGTTCCATAGTAAGAAGGTCCGCCGACAAAAGATCGTGGGTATAAAGGGCTTCTTTGAGTTTCAACTACAAAGGAACACCCGAAGGTTTACGTTTGACGGAGTAGACTACCTGCAACAGGCAATAGACGGCAAGTACGTACAGGCTCAAATTGAAGAACCGAAGCCATCAGCGATTAAACCAAACAGGAATTGGAACGATTCAAGGGAGGCAAAGGAATGGAATGAGGACATTCAGCACCCGAACGGGTACGCGGAGGCTTGGGAATGACGGAAAAATGACATCTAGGGTATAAATTTAACAGTTTTTTTCTTGCACAAAAGAAACATATATGCTACATTTGCGAAATATAACCAATTAATTAATCAAAAATCTATGGGATTAAATCAAGGTGGTTCATCAAACCGTACTTACCTCAGCATATCTGGCGGTAAGATTGCCAAGCGTGTTCCTGAAGGCACGGCTGGCTCAATTAAGTGTAACAGTAAAGACGGAACCAAAGTTTGGTTTGAGGAGCGTTACGCGTCTCTTTCTGGTTACATCACAGACGTGTTCAAGCGCGTTTCAGAACAAGGGTATGGCGATCAGCTGTGCGTTGTTTTGAAGGATGGAGACAGCGAGTATCAAATCCAAATGCCGTGGTCATCACGCTACTCGTCAGGGTTTTTCTTGTCAATGCCTAACATTGACGCCGGAAAGGAAATTACACTTACTCCGTGGTCCAAGGAAGTTGATGGAAAGACGCGCACAATGCTTTACCTGCGTCACGGGCAGGAGGATATCAAGTGGGGATGGACAAAGGACAACCCAGGCAACATGCCTGAGATGAAGCAGATCAAGGTAAAGGGTCAAATCGTGTGGGATGACTCAGAACGCCAAGAGTTCTTTGAGAAGCACCTCAACGACATCTTCATTCCTCAAATTAAAGCAGTAAGTTCCGTAAAAAAATTAGATTCTTATGCTGCCCCAAAACAGGGACACGTAGATGGAGTAGGCTCAGTGCTGTTAACTACAACGGCTGAGGATCCGGACGATGACGGATTGCCATTCTAATCTTAACCAAAGGTCGTGGCGGGTAATAAACGAAGCCCGCCACGGCTTTAAACAAACGAACAAATGAGATACACATTCAAAGACCTAGTAAACATGGTCCCGTCACCTCGTCGGGCTGAATTCACAAAAGTTTATGAGTACCTTCATAAAATAGAAGACCCTCAAGAAAACGAAATAATGAAAAAGGTAAGCAAGCACTTTGAGGTTCGTGCTTCCGACATTAAAAGCCAGAAGCGTTTTGCCGATGTAGTTTTAGCCCGCCAGGTATACATGACCGCCGTAAAGGTTTGCTCAACTAAGAGCCTTGCGGAAGTTGCAAGAACGGTAAACAAAGACCACTCAACTGTATGTCACGCACTGAAAACAGTTAAAGGAGACTACGCATACAACGCAGTGCGCCGCAAAAAAATACGTCACTTCATTGCTGACTTAGATCAAACTAAACAAGAACTTTTATTAGATTTTTTCGATGAACGGAACCCCGATATACTTGCCGCCTACACCGTCGACATTGACCGAGTTACAACACCTTCGGAATCTGAGGCATAAGCTCCTCACTGACGACATGGAATATCCAAAGGCTGGAACATATAAGCCAATGAGCAAATACAACCGAGAACAGAAGCTAATGCGTTTAATCAACGTAAGATTGTACGAGCTAACTGGAAATGATATGTACCTTTGGATCAGTGGACATTTTAATGAACTTAAAAAAATAGAAGATGGGCAGAATAGAAATTAAAGACGCAAAGCGCACAATTGATGGTAAAAAGGTTAATGCGTTTCGCGTTAGGACCATCGCAGAAAACAACGAGACTCTTCAGACATCTGAAGTACTCAATACAATCGATAGCGTTAAGAAACACATCCGAGCAATGGCTATGGCATGGAATAGCGAAGGAGGTTGCGACGTTATTGATTGTACGTACAGAGGAAAGTTTGAGGGCAAAATAGTTAACCTTGACGAGTATGACAAATTAAAAATAGAAACCATCGACTGATGTCTGTTATCGAATCAATAATATACGAGAGATATTGTTGGGTCGAAAACGGCAACAAAAAAGTAATGTATATTTGTGTGCCGGCAACATTAGTCATTATGGGTAAAATTAACGAAAAAACACAATTCATATTTTGGAACTAAAAAAATCATTCCCAGCCTATATGTTGGAGCTTCACAACATAACCCTCACAGCATTTTTGATAGCATTTAGCATTGCTATAGGTGTATCAATATGGATGAAAGACTACGTAAGCGCATTGGCTTGCTTTCTTACCGTGGCTAGTATTCTATCGATTAAATACTACGCATGGAAAAAACAAAAGGTGACTCCTGAAAACAAGCAGAAAGTCATCGTAATCAAACGAAAATGAACAACTTAAAAAGTTTGTTGATACATTTGCTGATGTTGCGTGTTTTCGCGCAAGTTCAGTTTGTTTTATTCATTTCGTTTGTGAAAACCGTCTCCTAATCGAGGCGGTTTTTGCTTTTGTATTGATACTGAGTATATTTGCAAATAACTATTCTAAATGAAAAACAACGTCCAAAATTACCTCAATGTTTTAAAAGACCCAAGCGATTTAAGTCAAAACAAAAGGCTTGAGTTAGAATACGAAAACGTAAAATCCGATATAAGCCTAGAGTCTTTCAAACGCGCATTCATGGCGTGGAAAAAAAACAACTCATCAAAGCATGTAAAGAAGGCTAAGGTCAATCCAAACAAGGTGGTGGGTGCGTTTGAGCAAATCATTAACGACTTAGTTCCCGATAACAACCCGCTAGGTCTTCCAGACTCAAAGGAAAAGCAATACAATCCATATAAATTTCCGGTAAACCACAATGATATCCTTTTTCTTACCGACATTCACGTACCATATCACAACATTCCTGCGCTCACAACAGCGCTTAAATACGGACTCGAAAACGAAGTCAACACCATCTACATCAACGGAGACCTCATCGATTTCTACGCCATTAGCCGTTTTCAAAAAGATCCTCGCAAGCGAGACCTGGCGTCGGAAATTTACATGGCGCGGGAATTCCTCTACACGCTGCGGAAACTGTTCCCTACACAAGCAATATACTTCAAAGCAGGAAACCACGACATCCGATGGGACCACTATCTCATCAACAACGCCTCTGACCTAGTTGGAATCGAGGAGTTTTCGTTAGAATCCATCTTACACCTCAAGCAGCTCAACATCACGTTCATTCCAGACAAGCAGCTAGTGCGAATGGGTAAGCTAGTAGCACTACACGGACACGAGTTTGGATCAAGTATGTTCAGCCCGGTAAACATTGCCCGTGGACTCTACCTTCGCGCAAAGGACAACGCCATTTGCGGACACCACCACCAGACCTCGGAGCATACCGAACCCAACATCAACGGGAAGGTTACAACCTGCTGGTCGGTAGCCTGCCTGTGTGAACTTCATCCGGACTATATGCCGATTAACAAGTTTACTCACGGATTTGCACACGTGAAAGTATTTGATAATGAGGAGTTTGAGGTTACAAACTACCGTATCGTAAACGGCAAGATTAAATAACGGGCGGTAACATTTTCTGCCTGTTTTTTGTTACGGGGGTCTAAGAATTTTTCCTTATTTTGCTGTATGGAAAACTTGATCGTAAAAGAAAGAAGGTTGGGAAAGGAAAAGGCTCGCGGCCTTTACCATGAACATGGTTTAATCGAAATTGATCCAAGGCTTCCCGCAAAAGAATATCTAGAAGTTTTAATACACGAGTTTTTACATCACGAATTCAAGCATTGGGAGGAGGAGTATGTTAAAGACTACGGGATAAAAATATCGGAATTCTTGTGGTCTCTAGGCTACAGAAAAGTAAATTTGGAATGATATGATGAGAGTCTTGCTTCCTATAGTGGTTGATACCGACGAAAAAAGAATTGCGGATTTGGTTGGTGCGACTCCCGACAAGTACGAGTGTGAGCCAGCCATCTTCTACAAGATAGACAATGTACGTCCTTATCAGAACTATAAAAACCTCTGCATGATAAGTTCCGGTGGCGACGACTTTATCGTTGGCCTTTCTATGGAGCAGGTGGACGAAATCATTATGAGCGACGTCAGCTTTATGTTTAGCGCAAATTAATGTTAATTTGCTTGACTTATTCCACGCGTGTATTATATTTGCCACATAAATAAACGAAATGAACGATCTAGAAAGAAAAAAACGACTGATTGTGACGGCCTTGGGCGCACAACAAATCTACGCGCAGTGTCACGACGAATGCGTTGACTTAAAATTCTTCAAGCATGACCTGAAGATGCACTCCAAAAACCTTATCACCAAGCTAGAGCGTGAGCTTATGCCCATCTTTGGTATACTTGGCAACGTAGAGGGTGGAGACGCATACTTAAATGCTATCGAATCTATGGAAATCACGCTTCAAAACCTTGCAACCCTTCCTGTAGAGTATTGGGCGCTAGTAAATCAAGGAATTTCGGACATAAAACGACAAATAGATGAAAAAAACCAAGCAAGCGTTGAAGGAACACCTGATGCAGAAGCTAACGGAGTGGAGGCCACAGATGGATCAGGAGATCATCAGGATAGTAGTGAACGTCAACCTGAACAAGTTGAAGTCAATGAGGATGGAGGACATAGAGAGCCTATTCATTAAGTGTAAAAATGATCTTTCCCCCTTCACCAATCCCAGTTACGACTCCCCTTGGAGACGGATACATCCTCTACATAACTCCGGGGGGGATGCTGGAGAATGATGAGATAACGGTCGTGCTGTCAAACGGCGGCGAAATCAGGCACTTTACAAGCGATCAGGTGCGTGTGTGGAAAAACTCAACCTACGGAATACATGAATAATTACGTGATAACGATATGGGACGGCGACAAGATCGTCCACAACGCAAAGTCAAGGGCTAAAAGTCCAGAGTCGGCTAAGACCAAGGTTTTGAACGACTGCTACAAGCTCGATAAAATGATGGGAACTGAACATAAATGGTTAAGCTACAGATGGGACATACAAGCGACAATAAGCCGATAAAATATGCATCGGACATACTTAACGAAGTGGTTATGGACATGATTATGCGTGAAAAGAAGGGTTTTTCTGAGTATAATCACACAATGGACCGCACGGACCTGACTAAGGAGCAGTGGATCCAACACGCATACGAGGAGGCGCTTGATCTGGCGTTGTATCTCAAGAAGATTATGAAGGTTTAGTCACAAATATTTGAAAAATTGTGACAATAGTCAGGTGGCGGAATGGTAGACGCTAATATGGTATGTAACTGGATACGAATATACTTTGCCATATTAATACAATCCAGCAGATAGTATCTGAAGTATATGCAGGTTCGAATCCTGTCCTGACTACAAAAAAAATAAAAAAATGAGACAAACAGGTAGAACATCGAGAATTGTCAACTTTGTAGTTGAACAATTATTTAGTGTCGGAAGATGCATCGCAGCCGACCACATAGTTTTTGAATATGACAAAACAACACAAACACATATTAAGTATTTCATAGAAAGAGTTGAACGTAGAATCTCCATTGATTCGCATGGCGGAATGAAAGTTAATTCAGAAATAATAAAAGTTAATGATGTATACATGGTTGACTTTAAACTATCACCTATTGAATCTTAAAATATTATAGTCAGGTGGCGGAATTGGTAGACGCTAAGCGTAGTAAGGGTGTAGAAACGACGTATAAATTTTCACCCATACAGGTTCGAGTCCTGTCCTGGCTACAAAACAAATGAATATGAAAAATAAAACAACCTACACAATCTTTGCCTATGCACCAGGCACGGAGGTTTATGCCATCTCGATATGGCACGATCACGGAGATCCAACCGATCACCTAGCAATTTACAAAGCCCGTGTAGCTTCATGGCACTACGACACGGGAGATAAAGACGTCGTTTACTGGCTAGAAAGTATGGAAGGTAAGGAATGGGGAGACTCTGTTGAGGGCCAGTACGTGTCACAGTCATTTGACGATTTACTGTTTGACGTTAAAAAACTTTGGAAGCATGAAGAAGAAATATAACTTCCGCAAGGACATCGAACACCTCATCCCGTATTTAGTCATGATCGCCGTTGGCGTGTTAACCTTTTATATCATTCAAGTATGTGCAAATCTGATGTGAGGCGCGGTATGAGAAAGATCTGGTGGGAAATTAACAAGCCCCACTGGTACACCGTAGTCGTCTACTACTTAATTCTAACAATCCTTTATTTTATACTCGTATGGAAACTTACATTATCCTAGGACTTGCAGCTCTTATCCTGTACGTGGGTGTTTACGCCTTAGTTCGTATAATAGAAAAAACCGACCATCACTGATCGGCTTTAACCGTAAATATAACGGGCCGTCTACACAACCCGTGCATCCTTAGCAGTCCCACTTGCGGAGAGCCAACGCCTTCCTTGTGGGTTTGCCATTTGGTTTCTTCATAGGACCAGGCATACCACCCATTCTAGCACAGAAGGACTTCCTCCGAGCAGCGCTCTTGGGAGACTTCTTTGCTTGCTTGGCTGAAACTGGTGGCTTCAATGTACCTCCTGTTTCGCGCTTGTACGCGGCACGACCCTTGGCGTTCAATCCGCCTGCCGGGTTCTTGCCTTCCTTACGCTGCCATGCTGGTGACTTTGCCATTACTTGTATTTTTTCATCATTTTCTTAGCAGCAAGGGCTGATCCAACTCCGGTTTTGGTGTACTTTATTGGGCCTCCACCTGTAGACTCGTCATAACCTCTAACTGATCTACCTTTTGGATTACCCAAAAGTCTACCTGTTTTAGTAATCTTCCCTTTTGATTTTTCTACATATCCTTTTTCTCCGTATTTACGGACTTCTTTAGATTTTACTACAGCGCCAGAACCAAGAGTTTTTTTAACCTTAGTTGTGGTCTTATTTTTACCTTCGGTTATTTTAACCTTGGCATTATCTGTAGTGTAACTTGTCTTTTTCTTTGGAGGCATCATTGTATCTAGATATTAAAATTATTTCTTTTTAGCTGTTTTCTTCGACTGTGCAAACGCTTTTGCCGTTGGCGCACCCTTGCTACCAACCTTTCTCATCTTCTCGCCTGATCCAGCAGCAATGCGCTTGCGCTTGGCGTGAATGTTTGCGTATAGTCCTGCCTTTGCTTTCATCCTTGTCCTCTTGAAGGTTTTGTTTTCTTGTCCATGGGAGACTTGCGCTTACACGCCTTGCCGTCCTTTCGTTTACCAAAGGTAGTCTTTGATCCGCTTCCTATTCCTTTTGCCATTACTTTTTACCTTTTCGCACCTCTTTTTTAAACGCAGCACGTTGAGAAACAGGGTTACTCATAACGTACTTGCGTGTTTCTTCATCCTTCGGAGAATTGGCTTGAACTTGGTAAGCTCTGCCACCCTTTGTACGTCCCTTACCAGCAGGTATTCGAAGAGTCCTAGTGGTTGATTGGACATCAGCCTTGCGAGACATCATGCGCTTTTCAACCATCCTCTTTCCGCCATTTGATTTGGTTACAATCTTACGACGGACCATAGATGGTGTTGAGGTTACCTTAACCTTCTTGTTCGAGGCGCTGTCGTAAGCAAATGTTTTTCTAGGATTAGACACGTCTTTTCTGACGTTCTTAGACCGTGTTGGTGTAGATCGGCTTTTCTCAGTCAAAAACGGTTCGTCAGACCCCTTACGATACTCCTTGAATGTCTTCTTGGTTACGCGAGGACCAACAACTTCCCTAGACTTATACTCCGTGCCAGAAGCAGTCGTACCGCTACTCTTTGTAACAGTACGGCCTAGTAGATTTTTTTTGACTTTCTGAGGCATTACTTTTTCTTAGGTTTTGATTTCCCTGTTTGTCTTCCTGGAGTAATCATGTTTTCTATTCGCTGCTTCTTCTTCTGAAGCTGTCCAAGTTTACCCTGGGCAAGGCTTGATTCAGAAACACCAGAAATCTTACTAGCAGCCTTATTCAGGTACTCTTGCTTGTTTAAACCCTTCTGACTAGATTCCAACTTTGATATTCTTGTGTTTACCTTGTTGAGCTTAGACTGATTTCTCTCTTGTCGAGTTTTCAGTCTCAAAGGATTCTTTGGGCCGGCTGATGGTTTTTTCATTATTTATTTTTCTTTGTATAGTAACTGTATGTTTTAGCCTGTGATACACGACCAAGACCGGTAGTAACAAACTTCTCGCCCGGCTTCTTTACAGTAACCGAACGCTGCTTCTTCATGCCTGGCCCACTCACAGTACTCTTTGTAACCGTGGTCTTAGCCTTTGGATCAGAATAAGATTTTGTCTTCTTCTTGGTAGCCCCGCCACCCAAATCTCCAGTCGATTTAGTCTTGATCGTGTTGCCCTTGATAGTGGTCTTGTTTCCACCAATCTTAGTCGTACTCCTCACTAGCTGGCGGTCACGTCCATACACAGAACGGCTAACTGACCCATCCGCAGACGTGTTTTTTACAACCGTCCGTCCGAGCAAGTTCTTTTTTACTTTTTCTGGCATTTCTTTATTTTTTAAATTACTTTCTTCTCAAAAGTGACTTCTTCGACATACCCTGAACAGACTTTGGAACATTGTTGTCATTGTAATCCTGACGCGATGGACGCATCTCACTCGCCTTCTCCTTCTCCTTACGGGTCATCGGACGGGCAGGGGCGTTAGACTTAACCTCACCAATCTTCTTCTGCCACCTCTTCTCAGCACGACTACCCTTCTTCAACACAACATTCTTCTCACCACCCGTGCCAGACGAAGTCTTTACAGTGTAACTCTTAGTTCCGGTATTCGACTTGCCACCGCCGGCATTATAGGCCGCAGTCTTACTGCACGACCCCTGTATATCACATCGTTGATTTTTAGGTTTGTCGCCCTTGAAAAGATTTTTAATTCTTTTCCCAAGACCAGGACCAGGGGTGCTACCCATCTGATTGGATGCATACTGCTGAGATGCAAGTTTCTTGTTCATAGCATTATTTTTTACAAATATATGCAAGATCATCTATTATCCAAAAAATTAGACATTCCTAGACATTTTTAGACATTTTATTGACCAATTGTGGTTGGGGTCACCCCCCCTACCACCACCGCCACGGCCCCTTCCCGAAGTCGATTTGGCAACAGGGGTACCCTCCAATCGGCTGATTTACAGTCAGTTACACCTACTTAGCTATGTCGTTGATAGTCAGCAAGATAAAGTGGGGAGCAGGCCGTGGAACATCCGTGGAACAATGCGGGCTGTAGAGATAGTGTACACCATACACTTACTACACGTGCTAGGACTTAGTGTACATCGCACACTTACTATGCCGATTACCCTGCACCCGATGACCATACAACACACCCAACACCCCGCACCCGATAGCCTGCCCGACAACCCGTAAACTTGTCTCCGCTCGGTGGAGAAAGTAGACTAACCCATTGATAATCAACCTGTTTGCATAAAAGCACCAACGTGTTGTTTATCAGCACGTTAGATTCCGCTCAGCCATGCACACCACGCAGGCCAAATAACCCGCTCGACACGGTCATGCAAGCCAATAGAAACCGCCTAGAACCCGCGTCAATACTGTGATACAGGCAATGCTTGGAATTTCTGCTTCGGGCAACCCTAGATTGTGAGAGCCAATGTGCGAGCGTGTGCGAGTGCTTTTATTGCTCTTTGCCTATCTCTGTGCTGTTTGTGTGTTATCTAGTGGAATCTGTGGTGGGTTTGCCCGCGATTGGGCTGTCCTGTGCCTGTTGGCTTGCCTGTCTGCTTCCCTTTCCTGATTACTTGCTTTTTGTTTCTTGCTCTCTCCTGTAGACTATGTGAGAGCTACCATATTTTGACTATTTCCCGCCGGCCATATCGATCGATTTCCTCAGTATTGACGCGGCTTTCAGCACTATTGCTTACAAAGATAGTCAATGTTTATGCGGGTTCCAAGAAAAGCAAGAAAAAAATGAAAAAAAAATACGCTCTACAACCCGCGTCAATCCTAGAAAAGTGAAAATAATTGAAAAAATATTTGCAATCTACTTTTGGCCGCTTGTGTCGCGGGTTTCAGAAGGTGTGATTTCTGAATGCCCTGTAAACACAGGTAGTTTAGAGCGTGTTTAAAATTTGGATTAGAACTTAAAGATTAACCTATATTTGCACCGTTCAACGGAACAACGGAGTGCTTCACATCACCCGAACTAGTAGTAACCCGTGAGGCTTACGAAACTTGAAGATAGATAGCAGTTCTGATTCCCTCTCTGCGACAATCAAAAGAGGGTGAGCGCGAAGGCGACGACGCGACGGGAGCAAGCCCGCAAATGGCCAACAACATTTGGCAACCTGTCAGTAACAAGGTTAGGAGTTACAGGTTAAACTTGCCTGAGCCGTGCAAATAGCACGGGAGTAACAAACGGAGTACCGCAATGGCCCGAAAAAAAGCGCAACAGCGCAATATAAATCCCGCAGTAATGTGGGGAGCAGTTAACACTAACAACGTGACTGCTCGCAAAGGCAAACGAGCCGCAAATTTAACAACTATAGCAACGACGCAAGGCGCGGCAATACTGGATAACTGAGGTTGCCAGTATCGCACGGGGTTCGAGTCCCCGCGTTGTTCTAAATTTAATACATTCAGCATTATGAGCAACACAACATTCAACATCGGGTTGAACAACAACCCTTACAACTACGAGAAAGTAGTTGAAATCGTTAACCGCGCATTCAAATGGTCTTGCCACAAGGTAGAGGTGCAATTGCGAGAGGGGCTGTATCATCCCAATGACGAGACGATAATCTTCGAGCCAACCGCCGTGGTTCGCGTATCACACTCTATGGAGTATCAAGATTCGATATGGGCGGAGTTGATTACGAAAGCACTTTGCCAAGTCTTCACACAAGAGTGCATTCCATACCGGCACATTGACGTGACCATAACCGAAGAACTAGTCTACAACGACGACTTCAAAGGTGATAAATACACGTTTGACCCCGCGTTCTTCATCGATTTCGCGGACAAGGTAAACTGATGAGGCTTCAATAGCCGAAACTGCCTACGGGCAGTCTTTACCAACAATAACAGTATGAAATACGAAACACAATTAAGAAGCAGGATGACCCGCAACGCCTACTTTGGCAGGCAGTATCACGACAACTACGAAAGCGCTTGGCAAGAGTTCACAAGCCTATGCGCTAGTCAGAACTACCCAATACCCGAACGGCCAATAGATGAGAGCGCCTGTTATTCGGGAGGCAATCGAGAGAATGTATTCAAAATAGAATTGAACGTAATATCACAATAACACACCATGGAAACAACTGAAAGATTCGCACGCATATGCAGTGCAACCAACGAGGGTATGAATGAGGGCTTCCTCTTCGAAGAAAGCCTAATGTACTTCATTGAAAAGGACGACGCCGAACGCTATGCAATCGAGATTGGCTATACCGACCTCGACGAGGCATACGACGACGACGCCTACTGCTACACCGAATGGGACGCGGAGGACGAGGGCGAGTGGTATGAGAAGCACGACGGCCAATGGTATGAATGCACAGAAGACAGCAAAGTATTAATCAATAACAACTAAGCAACAATGACAACAGCAAAACTCACAGCGGAAGCCATCGATATGTTGGTAGGCCGCACCATCTACAGCGCAGGCGACAATTGGATTAAGCTAGACAACGGCCTAGTAATCTACCTTGACGAAAGCGAAATCGAACATCTCAATTCATAACAACCAACAGGACTTGGAGCAAGGCGGGTTCGATTCCCGCTCCTGTTCTCCTGCATCGCAGGGCTCGATAATGCAACAAAGGGAGGGGCGGCAACGGCTGACCTCCCTTTACCTACGAAACAACTTAAATCTCAATACAATGACAATTTCAGTAACGACAGGAGGCTACGGCTTCTCACACGATTGGACACTCAATGCCTACGGCAAAAACTTCTACCTAGGGCAGGACGTTAAGTTCTGCGCCCGTGTACTAGGGATGAACCCTAGAGACCTCATCAACGCGGCAGGCATACAGCATCCCTGCGACCTTCGGGTAGAAAGCAATAGGAAGGCAATAGCCCGCACTATTTGCCGCGAGCTAGGTATTACCCGCTCCACCATCAAATCAATCGAACCTTGGGGCTTATGCGCTCAATAATCAACAACAATAAATACAACAACGAAATGAAAATTCTATTCTTCGCGGCAATGCTTGTCGCACACCAACACACCGCAGAAATGCGCTTCAAAGAAATGCAAGACGAGGGTACAGTAGTGTACGAGGGGGAAGACGACGACACCGGCAAGTCAATCTTCACCGTATACCTGTCCGATAAGACAATCGAGTATGCATACGAAGCAGAGGTTATTCAGTACATCAAAACAGGAACATTTCAATACAACGATTTCCAATGACAACTACAACAGCCCAACAACTCAAGGCCATGAGCGTTAACACGCTCGAAGAAAGGCTCGATGCCATGTGCGCCATCCTATGCAAACTGACAAACGATTACAAACACGCATTCGACCCTCAGGAGGAAATCTGCCTGATGGTGCATCAGGAAATCGACAACATCGTTTTAGAACTAGAATCACGCGAACAATAAATAACAACTCCAATGAAAAAGACAACTAGCATTCAGACAACCATCGGATGGGTGGTTTACATCGCTCTTGTAGCGCTCCTAATTTCAATCTCATCTTGCTCTTCTACCCGCCGAGGGTCGAACTACCAAGACCACCTTCGCTCGACCCCGACTGAGAATTGGGTTCGCAAAGACAACGGTGGTTGTGGTTGGCATAACTAACACGGATTGGAGCAAGCAGGGGTTCGATTCCCCTGCCGTGTTCTCTGCTCACGCAGGCTCGTAAATGCAACGAGGGGAGGGGAGCGGCAACGGCTCGCACCCTCCCTACTTACGATTTAGCATTTCTTAACAAGTGTAATTTAAACTTTAATATACTTTTGTAACAGTTAAAACAACAGCAACATGACGCAAGAACAAATCAAACGCAGGCTCCTGTTCATCATCGATGACGCGAGTCGTTTACTTCACCACCTAGAGTCAGGCAAAGACATGAGCGAATTCACGGGCTTTGCTGACGATGGCTACACTCACCTATCCAATATCCAAATCGCATCCAACCTAGAGGACACGGAGTCTGACGCGTGGAAGGATGTACACTCCATGGATGCAGAAACCTTAGAACTTGTAACACTTAATTTTTCAAAAAACAAAATATGAACTTAGCACAATTCACAACGCAGATTGCTACCACGGGTGGAGCAACCTACAACATCACAACAGGCGACAGCCCAACATCAGGCTATGCCGCTTCAATGCAGGGACACGAGAAGGTCATCAACCTTCCTGACACATGGGATTCCATGTCGAGCAGCGACAGGGGTATGTACATCAAGCAGCACGTCCTTGACTTCATCGTGACCAACGGGACTCAGCTAGAGACTGCATGGGACTACATCGGAGCATGGACTCATGAAGGCAACATCTACCTCGATGTGACTCGCGTGTTCGATGAGCTGTACGATGCTGTCTTATTCGGCATCCTAAACAATCAGAAGGCCATCTATGATTTCGGCAGAGACGAGTCAATCGAACTTCCCGAAGGTCAGACACACGGAACTATGACTCAGGCCATGGACTACGCTAAGATGACAGCGGCAACTATCTCACACAAAATTCTTACAACAAATGAATAACTCAAGCTACCACAACTCTAGCTTCGGCACGTTCGCCAAGCAAGTATCAAAGGATGCACCCCACTCGAAGATTACGCTTCGGGTGGAGGCCGACAACGATGACGGCTTCGTCAGCGTGTATGCATACGACCAATTCGGAGACTACCTCAATGCCTTTTCCTACATGGACAGGTTCGAGGTTGACGACGACATGAACCAAGCAATAGAAGACTATCAACTAGACATTGAAACAACTAAATAACACAACCAACAACTATGGGATTCTATTCATTCATCACACAAGACACAGGGCGTAGCATATCGAATCGATACAGCCCGCGCACACCATTCAAGGTTTATATGTACGACAACGTGGGCATGATGTATTCTGAACACGACTACGAAGGCTATGGCAACTTCGGTGCTGTAGACTACTTCGACCTCATGGCCTCCATGAACAGCCTGCCCGACCGATATGCGGCAATAGTTGCCTACACCGAGCAACGTGATGGCTTGCTATACCCAAATCTTGTCGAGTCGGCAGAATGGGAATGGCGCAACGAACGTCCTGAACGATGCACAGCACAAGGATACTTTTACGAATAAATCTATACACCAATGGAAGAATTTATCAGCAACATACAATCTAAGTTGGTCGGCAAGACCATTAAGTCAATTCGCTATATGAACGACAAAGAGATGGCCGCTTGGGGATGGAATAAGCGACCGCTAATACTCCTTCTGAGCGACAACACGTTCATTATCCCTCAGAAAGATGACGAGGGCAATGATGGGGGCGCAATCGCCTTAATCAAGGAGAAGAACTTCACACTAATACCAACCTTTTAAAACAACAACAAATGAACGAAGACAACGTAATCAACTACGTCCAACAACAAATCATGGAAGAATGGCGAGTGGTCATGAAGTATGAAGACCAACTCAAAAAGCCAGAATGGGAGGGCGATGAGATAATCTCAGCCTACATCGCCAACGCCAAAGAACGCATCGAAATCTATACAATAATCCTTAACAAGTTTGAACAATGAGCTACAACAACTATGACGATTGGAAACTATCCAACCCCGATGACGATGGTCATTACACAGAAGAATCTAACCGCATTGAAGAGACCGTATACTTCAAATACCTTGACGGTAGAAGGTGGTCGTTCGCAATGATAAACACGAGCGGTTACGATGTCCGAGTGCATAACTACTACAACATCCCGACTATCGACATCGACGAGATTGAGCCTACACAGTCAGACGTAAACGACGAGATACACAGGGTGAGAGAAAACTACAAAGAGTTCGCCTACATCGATCGCTCCGAGTACATGGACAACTACAAAGTGGCTCGTGAATTCATGGATAAACTGATAGACGATGAAGCGAGTAATTGATTATCTAGCATTCAACCTTGTGATGTGGCTACTCAAAGACATAAGCAAATGATTCTAGACTACCGCACAGGCGACGACATTGTTGCCATTCGAGACCACTCACAGGGTGTGTTCCTCAAAGGTGATGTATTCACGGCTATTGCAATGCAAAGGAATAGCTGTGGGTGCGTCATCCTTGTGGACATAGGTTTGAAATCTGACAGGAGATTCACGAAGTGTCCTGTATGCGATATGAACGACGAGAAGACGGACAACATATGGTGGGTCGACGCCCGCTCATTCCGGAAACTGCTCTCCCGCTCAGAGGAGGCAGACCTCGCAGACGTACTCGCAGAAGTGTTTTCTGAAGAGCTAAATAGTCTTAATTAGATTAGGATTAGTTGAGAACGTAGAAGTTACACTATATTTGCAATCTAAATGACACGGCTATACAAAACCAAAGATGGCTATGAGATTGTCAAACATTCACGTGACGTTTATGCAATCATAGGCAAGAACGTGAAGTACATCGGCAAGGTCTCACCCAGCTACAAGTCGAGCGGGCGACTGCTCAAGAATATACCAAACGAAATCAAAACAATCTTTTTTAACATTCAACGCAATGACAACAACAACACCAATGAACATTAAAGAAGTCTACCAAGACTACGGCTTGTCAAGTGAAAATGAACTCTACCAATACATGGTAGAAAGTTATTTCAACGGCCAACTGAAACAGGCGAAGGACATAATGAAAGGCATTCGCTCTATCAAGCAGTACGAATACATCAAAACCTTTTCAAAAAACCTTGACCAATGGTTTGATGAAGAGACTGCTGAAATCATAAAAAAATTCTTTAACATTCAACGAAATGACTGAAAGAACGTATTGGGTTATCTCGATTAATCCTGACCTTACCGGCAACATCGACACGTTTTATACATATCCTGACGCATGGAACTATTGGCGCAACATGAACCTGACGCCTAACGGGATGATGTATATGCTCATCGAGAATCCTGACGTGGCCGAGCAGTTCTGCAATGAACACAACCTACAATTTATAAACCAAGTAACACAACAATCATGAATTGGAATCTCCAACAACTATGGAATGAATGCGTTTATTCCCAACAACGTGCGCTTGAGCCACGAGACTACTGCTACGCATCAGAAATCGGACAGCCCCTTGTCGATCGATACCTCAAGATGAAGGCCGTTACACCGACCAATCCACCCAACATGAGAAGCCTTCGCAAGTTCGAGGCTGGCAACCTAGTGGAGTGGGTGGTACGATACGTCCTAGAACGCGCAGGATTGATTAATAACACTCAGGAGAGGGTAATGGTCGAGTACCCCAATATGCTTCGCGTATCGGGCCGCCTTGACTTCCTAGCGGGTGGCAAGATTGACATCGAACGTGCAAAGCAGGACATCACCTCATCGCACCTGCCGGAATCTATCCAAGCATCCTCCCTGTACATCGCAGAGAAACTGCATGAGAAGTTCGGCGACAAGGAGCTAGAGACGAAAGTCTTAGAGATTAAGTCATGCTCATCGTTTGTCATGGACATGATGGAGAAGACAGAGAAACCCATCAAGCACCACAGACTCCAACTCTTCCACTACATGAAGGGACTCGGACTCAATGGCGAACTCGTGTACATCTGCAAGGACGACCTCCGAATGATGTGCTTTCAATACGAGCCATCGGCAGAACTCGAACAGGAATACCTCGCAGACCTTGAGAAGATAACACACCACTTCAACACGTCTACCCGTCCGCCACTTGAGAACCACATCGTGGTTGAGGACGGCAAGTTCAAGAAGAACTTCGGAATCGAGTACTCAAACTACCTCAAGTTCTTATACGACTTCGAAGAACCCCGTGACTACGCTGACTCAGTCAAGTCACAGGTTGCACGTTGGACTCGCGTGGTTGCACGTTATGCCAAGGGTGACAAGATAACCCCAAAGAACGAAGAGGTACGCGCAGAGATTGAGAATGCCGGCTATAACTTTGGTCAGATAGTAGAACAAGCCAAGAAGTTTGGCGTAACAGAAGAAGAAGAAGAAATCTAATAATCAAATCAAATGAAAATACAAATCGAAACTAAGTTCTCCTTTGGAGACACAATCTTTTTCATCCAAGATGACAAGATTAAATTCGGGGTAATGTACAAGATGGACATAACCGTCGAAGAAAATGAACACAGGACGTATCTCTTTGCGCGAGACGAAGACGGAAACACATCGGTATTACCGGAGAAAAGAGCGTTCATATCAAGAGAAAAACTAATCCAATCGCTATGAAAATACAAGTAGAAAGCGGATACCCCGCACCAACCCGATCGACTTCACGGGCCAAGTACCCATTCGCAACCATGGAGGTGGGCGATAGCTTCTTCATGAAGTCAGCATACCCTGAACATGAACGTGGCCGTGTATCGGCAGCGGCTTGCGCCTATGCCAAGAAGCACGGGGTCAAGTTCTCAACCAAGATATTTGATAACGGAGTTAGAACGTGGAGGATAAAATGAAACACAACGGAGTAATAACACCACAGGGGGCATTACGAATCTACGACCGCCCCCTCTTCGAAGAACAGGTCCGATCCATGTCCCGTGACAAGGACTTGGCTGTGACCATCGAAGTTAAACTGAAGAAACGATTCCGCTCAGACGTGCAGAACGCATACTACTGGGGCGTGGTGGTGGCAATGGTGTCGGACAGGCTCAGGGAACTTGGCCACGACATCGACCGTGACCTCACGCATGAATTTTTGAAGGGGCGTTTCTTGTATTCTGAATTGACTGACCCCAATACCGGTGAAGTCATGAAGATACCACGCAAAACATCGGAACTTGCAACGGAGGAATTTATAGAGTACATGGAACACGTCAAGCAGTTTGCTGCCGAGACGTTGGATATTTATATTCCTGACCCAAATGAGCAACTCGAAATCATGTAAATTATCTTTGTAAAATGAAGAAAGTAATTTGTTGGTGGAGCGGTGGTATAACATCTGCCGTAGCCTGTAAACTCGCAATAGATATGTTCGGTGCAGACAACTGCGAGGTAATAATGATTGATACAAAGAACGAGCATCCTGATACCTACCGCTTCAAGGACGACTGCGCGAGGTGGTACGGGTTGGAGATACAAACCATCACGGCAATCGGAAACAAGTACGAGAGCATACAGGACGTTTGGATGCAGCACAAGTCCCTGAACGTAGCCAGCGGGGCAATCTGCTCAACCATGCTCAAGCGCAGGGTCAGGGAGAAGTTTCAGAAGGGGGTGGAGTACGACTATCAGGTATTCGGATTCGAGTTTGACAAGAAGGAATTCAATAGAGCAAACTCGCTCGTGATGAATCATCCCAAGGCCAAGCCGATATACCCGCTACTTATGTTCGGTTACGACAAAGACCATTGCATGAAGGTGGTTCAGGACGCAGGTATCGAGATACCGGTGATGTACAAGATGGGATTCAGGAATAACAACTGCTTCGGGACTGGCTGCGTACAAGGCGGCATAGGGTATTGGCAGAAGATGAAGCGGGACTTCCCTGACAAGTTCGACGAGATGGCAAGCATGGAGTGGAAGCTAAGTGAGATGAAGGGAGAGCCTGTGACCATGCTCAAGGATCAGGGCAAGGACGCCAAGTCATCAGGCAATGTGCTTGTGTTCCTCAAGAAACATCCGGACTATCCGCACCTGAAGTCTATTGACGAGATAGAGGGAAGGGAAGTGGAGCCATTGTTTGAGTGCAATGGATTCTGCGGCACAAATGATTTGAATGAAAGGAAGTCTACTGAGAACGAGATTAACTACGGTCTTTTTTCTGACCTCTAACCCTTGGCTCACTCAAAAGAAAAGACAGAGAAAAGAAACAAGTCAAGAAGAAACCTAAAGAGAAGAAAAGAAAAAGCCTCCCCCCGTGAAAAACAAACTACCCCGCCCCACAAAGGGGCAGCTACCCGATCCAACATACTCGCGTATGAAGTTTGCCTCTTGCACCGACAGGGCTGATTCGGATGGTGGGGTTGGGGTAAAAAAAAGCCCTCGTCTGACGGTACGAGGGCATTTTGATGAGAGAATTAGATTTTCTCATTTCCCACATTGCACCGCCGTCAGACACTGCAATGTGAGAACGCAACAAATGTATGGCGACCGGAAGACGGAAGTCAAAAAAAATAATTGCATTAATAATACACACGAGTTATATTTGTAAATATGAAAAACAAAAAGGTAGACTTTTACCAAGTTCCCAAGAACGAATGGCAGATGCCCATCGAGAAGGGATACAAGATGGCCTGTTGCGACTGCGGACTTGTCCACGTCATGGACTTCATGGTCATTGATAACGACACGGAGAAGCCGATCAAGAACGGCAGGGCAATCATGAGAGCCAGACGGCACGAGACGCTGACCAAACAACTTAGAAAAGAAATGAAAAAAAAAGGTAACAAATGAAAAATGTACGCATAGTTAAACGAACAATGCCAGACGGAAGGGTCTACTACTTTTATCAAGTGGAGAAGAAATTTCTATGGAAGCGTTGGTGGGCTGACTACTACGACGGATGGTATACAAGAGACCTGTTCCATACATTAGAAGAAGCAGAAGAACACTTATGGTATGTACAAGAAATTAAACCGATTGACGAAATAATAGAAACAACACATGAAAGCAATACTTGAATTCAATCTTCCCGAAGATCAATCCGACTTCGACCTCGCAGTTAAAGCCGTTGATATGAGGATTGCCCTAGACGGCATCCGAGAATACCTCAGGGGAAAGGTAAAGTACGACACCCATGACGAGAAACAGTGGGAGGCGTATAACGAGGTATACGAACAATTCTACGAAATCATAAACAGTTACGACATCAAGCTATGAACCCATTAATATGCACCATAATCGTGTGGGGTGGTATGCACTACGCCACGCCCAAGTGGATGGAGAAACAGATTCCCGATTGGATGTGGTCTGAGTACGAGATACTCATCGCACCCTACGGCACATCGCTTTCCGTCATCGACCCTACCATTGACTACGAGACCACAGCCCTGATAGGATTCAGCGCCGGAGGGATAGACGTACTCAAGAACTACGACAGCCGATACGCCTTTATCGGACTGATAGACCCGTCAACGCGGCCATCGTTTCTCAACGGAACGTATGACAACGCGGCCATCGTTTACAACCCATCGGTGTGGGGAACTACCAACAAATCCCTTAGGCCAATGGCCGATCGTATCAAGGCGACCGGAGGCGACGCGGAAAGGGTTCAACTAAAGCATTCAGATATACCAAAATATTTTTTCAACAAACACTTCAAGCAACATGATTAAAATTTCTGACAAGCCATCCAAGCGGGTGGAACACTTTACCGGAACAGTAACAATGGCATTTCCCGGAATCGAAAACAAAGTTTGGAACTTCATAGTCTTGCGTACAACGAATGGATCAACTACCTTTGCCGTACAAGCAGACCATGAACAATTCAACCAACACTTTGACGAACCAGGCGAGTCGGAATACTTCAAAGCAATGCTTGAAGAGACCGTCAAGGCGAACTTGGCTAAAGAACAGGCAGAGTGGAAGCCTGCCGATAAATAAGATAGCGCATGAAGGTGAGGAATAAAAAGTGCAGAATCTGTAGAAAGGAATTCATTCCAAAGTACAGTACCATGCAGGCAACGTGTGAGAACATCGAATGCATGATTGCATATTCCTCCAAGCAAAAAGACAGAAAGGTTAAACGGGAACTGAAAGAGATTAAGGAACGTAACAAGTCCGTGTCTCAGTGGAGAAAAGAACTCCAGCAGGTGTTTAACCAATACATCAGGCTTCGAGACCAAGGGAAGGGGTGTGTGTCCTGCGGAAAGAAGCTACAGGGGAAGTACGACGCCGGCCACTACTTTAGTGTCGGCTCGTACCCCAACCTGAGGTTTAACGAATCGAACGTTCATGGACAGTGCGTGGAATGCAACCAGCACCGCCATGGTAACTTGATCGAGTATGGAATCAGGATTGAGAAGCGCATTGGCAAGAACGCACTACAGGAACTACACTCCCTGAGGAATGAACGCCTGAGCCTGCCGCTTGATAAGATAAAAGAGTTAATATACCACTACAAAGACAAAGTAAAAGAGCTAAAAAAATGATAGATCCACCAACTTGGGAAGACCTAGGTTACGCTAATTTTGAATAATGGACAAGACTAAGAATATCTATACCTTAATTATCCTTGCGCTGAGTGTCGTGATCTTGTTCGGAGTATTCTTTATGGTATTCCGGATGGGCATCCTTCACACCAGTTCAGAGAATGAAGCCGTGGCCATCGAACGCCTACACGAAATCAACGAGAAGTACATCGCACAGATGGACTCCAACCTGCTTGTGGTCAACGCGACCAAGGCGGCCCTTGATTCCTTCATGGTGCAGGACCAACAGCACTTTATGATGGAGCAGGAGCAAATAGAAAAAGCACAAAAAATTGTTTCACGAATACCCCACATGTCAGATGACTCGCTCAAAACTTTATACGTTAGCTCTTGGAATTATCTTCTTAATGAGTATCGTAACGGACGTTTGCGCCCAGCCAAATAATACCCCACAGATTCCTAGGGAGGCTCAGGAGGTGATCTCTGCTGCCGCTGAGACCATTCGTCAGGACAAGATGACGATCGAGTCTCGTTCGCAGCGTATTCAACTCATGAGGGATCAAATTGAGGCGGCTCAGGTGGCCTTGGACTTGGCCATCAAGAACGGAGAACTGTGCGAGGAAATTCGTCAGAACCAACTGGCTGAGATTCGCTTTCTAAAGGAGCAGTACGTCTTTATGAAGGGTGAGATGAAGAAGGAAAGACGAAGAAAAATATTTTGGAAGTGTGCAACCATTGTTACTTCCGCAACCACATTGTACTTTTTTGTATTTTAGTGTGTAGTTATTGTTGTTATAGTTGTTTATTGTTGAAAGGCGGTGGCCAAACGTGGCTGCCGCTTTATTTTATTAAGTAAATTAGCGTAAATTAGCGCACCCAAATCAAATAAATAAATAAATAATCAAATGTCAAACGTACAAAAAGCATTGGAAGTCCTTGAACTTCCGGAAGAACTTGCCCAGTATGACGGCCAAATCCAAACCCGCACAGAGCGCAAGGCTTGGATCTATGAAACCACAGACATCTCATCGTCACCAACCCGCGTGTACTACACCGTTGGATACGACAACGAGAAGACAGACCTGTTCGGACTGTACCCGTTGAACTACATCGCCAACGCAGTCCACAGTATGGGATTCGTGTACGAGGGTATCAACGAGGAAAACGTAGCAACACTTACCAAGCCCGGTCAGTTTGTGACAAGTCCCGATGGCGTCCACGCCGGTAAGCCCGTGTACTACGTGTGGACCCAGATGAAGGTAAGCGAAGGGGGAATCGACTTCCTTTACGAGCCGTATGAGACCGTGTGGAAGGGTGTTATCGACGACATGAAAGACCCGATGATGCGGGTTGGCTACAAGGCCCGTCTTGTGAAGAAGGGCGCAGATGGTAAGCCATTTGTGGCGTGGACATCTAAACACGCAATCACTCCAAAGCGCCGCATCCGTCGTGCAGAGTTCCTTCAGATGATTGGTATATCTATGGAAGAGTTCATTGAGAAGACCCGCTTCACATTCAACCGAGTTGCCACAAACCCTGAGACCCATATCAATAACATTGCTATGGACATCGAGTACTTGAGCGACACACAAATCAAGAGCGTGTTCTACATCAACGGACAGGACGCACAGACATTCAACTACAAGACCCTGATTAACTCGTTTAATCAGACTTACGGCGGGTATGTTTGGCAGTACCGACTCCACAACGGGCCAAGCATTACTCCGGAGAATCCATACGGAAGCACACTGAACGTGGCCATCAACATCATGGCGGACTCCACAATCAACGTACTTCCCGGAACAACCAACTCTTGGAACGCGACAACCCGCACGATCACGTACAATCCTGATCTACCATACGACGCACAGGTTCTTGCCTGCATGGAGTTCCTTCCTGCAAATGGAAAGAACGAGGCAACTGGACGCTGGTATCACTTGGAAAAGCAAGGAAACCTCTTGTGGTAAAGATTATGATTTGGATAACAATTATGGGGTCATTGACCCCATTTTTGTTTATCTAAACAATCGAAATTTTTTCCAACGAGTGATGTGGATGTTTTTAGATAGGGGCCGGATCTTGACATACACCCCGTCACGAGAACGACTATCTCGATCCCCGCGCTCATTGGTGTTGCCCTCTATCGTCCTCACAGAGTGTTCGTTAATGCGGTCCACGATTCCCGTGTGGCCAATGGCCTTGTACCTTTTGGTATTCTTAAACTTATTGTAAGACAGGGTCATCACAAGGACATCGCGATTCCTGTATCTTTGATAGAATCTACCGTTGGTATAGATTACATCCTCTTTATTGTAAGCGGTGGGAGACCATCCCGATATCTTGTTCTCAATACCGCACTCGTCAAGGATTGCGCGAACGAAGAACGCACACCACGCGTAGCCGGGCTTCCACCCAACGGCGGCCATCTTCTTTTGAAGGTCGATATCGGTAAAACCCTTGTTGTTACCCCCCTTCTCCTTTACTCCCACGTAGGAAGCAGCGGTGGCGCGGACACAGTTGCCGTCATTACCAACCAAAGTATAAGAAGGAAGGATAAGAGCAATCCAAAATAAACACAGATGTATAATACGATTCTT